ATTGATAAGGAAACGGGGGAGGAATATTATATAGTATTCGATAAAGAGACGATTTACAATTGCGCTCACGCGTTTATGAAAAATGGGTTTCAAAACGCTCATACTTATGAACACACGAAACCAATTGAGGGCGTTACCGTAGTAGAATCTTGGTATAAAGAAAGTGACAACGATAAAAGCGCTTTTTTAGGAATGGACGTTCCCGTTGGAACCTGGGTAATAGGCTCGAAAGTGGATAACCCCGAAATATGGGCGAGCGTTAAGGAGGGAAAGGTTAAAGGTTTTTCGATTGAGGGTTATTTTGACCACGTCGGATTAACGATGGGTGCGGTAAGTCCCGAGGCGTTAGCGCTGCAGGAAATAGAAAAATTATTTAATTCATTTTAAAGCATCACCGCGAGGTGAGTTTTGGTTCAAGTGTTTATAGGGTGAAGCTAAAAAGGGTTCCTAACGAGGAGCCCTTTTTGCTGCATTAGATTTTTTAATTGGGGAAATAAATAGGCGTTTCCGTTACATACGCAAAACATTATACGCATGTCAAAAACCAATTTAAAAGACTCTTTGAAAAATATCTTTTCAAAGTTTGGGATTGATCCAAGCGTCCACGGAATTAAACTCGAGGAGGTTAAACTCGAGACGGAAGGCAAGCTAATGGATGGAACCCCCATTTATACAAGCGCCGAAAGTTTCGCGATTGGCGCCGAGGTTTATACTAAGGATGCCGAGGGTAATATGGTCCCAGCCACCGCGGGCCGTTATGAGCTCGAGAGCGGTGAATTCATCGACGTTAATGAGGCTTCTCAAATCGCGGAAATGGGCCTCCCCGTAATGGAGGAGGAAATGAGCTCGGACGATTTACTGAGCGCAATTAATAAACTAAGCGAGCGCGTTTCGACCCTTGAGGGCGAAAAAACAGCGTTGGAAACTGAGTTGGCTACCGTCAAAAATGAGGCTGCAAAAGCTACCGAAAAACTCGGGGCGGTTAAGGCTGAATTGGCCGCCGTAAAAAAGCAACCCGCGACCGTATCGGTTAAGGAAAAAAATTCTACTCGCGTAATCATGGGCGAGCAAAAAGCGGAAAAGTCATTTAATCAAATGACCCTCCGCGAACGCATTATAAACAACATCGAAAAAATTAAATAAAAAAAATTAGCTATGGCTACGACTACATCGTTAACTACAACTTATGCGGGAAAATATGCGGGTGAGTATATTAGAGCCGCTTTCTTGGCTAACGAGTCACTCCAACACGTGACCGTTAAAGAAAATATCGACTACAAACAAATCGTTAAAAAGTTGGTCGATAATATCACTTTTGAAGCTCCTACGTGCGACTTTACGCCGCTGGGTACTGTGACAATTACCGAGCGCGTTTTAACGCTTGAGAAATTCCAAGTTCAACGTAACTTGTGTAAAAACACTTTCCTCGCGGATTGGGGCGCTAACTACGTTCAAAACGGAGAACTTGAGCCAGCATTGAGCGAGACACTTATCGCAAATATGCTCGAGGGTATCGCGGCAAAAAATGAGGAAATTTTATGGACTGGCGTTAACGCTACGACAGGCCAATACGACGGACTTTTGACCCTTATGAATGCGGGCGGTTCGGGCGTTAATTTCGTAGCCACTCCCGTAGCAATTACCGCGGGCAACGTAATTTCTAAAATCGCTTTGACCGTTGCGGATTGTCCAACCGCTGTAAAGCGTTCAACCGAAAAGCCTGTTATTTATATCGCTCAAAACGTTTGGGAGGCATTCATGCAAGCAAGCGCGGCGGCGGGTAACGGTTGGTACACTTACGGCGGTCCTGAAATGCCTAAATCATACCTCGGTTATCAGTTGGCAATTTGCCCAGGAATGCCCGATGATACTATCGTTATGGCTCAAAAGTCTAACCTTTGGTTTGGTACAAATATTCTGAGCGATTGGAATAATATCCAAGTCGTAGATATGGGTCAATTTGCTGAGGATAACGTCCGCTTTAGCGCTAAGTTTTTCGCGGGCGCTCAGTTCGGTATCGGTAACGAAATTGCCGCTTACGGAACATGGTTCTAAAAAATTAAATGGGGGGTTTAAACGCCCCCCTTTTTTACATAACTAACTAAAAATAAATAAGATATGCCATGTTTACTGAGTGCGGGCTTCATGCTCGATTGTAACGAGGGGGTCGGCGGGGTCAAAAACGTATATTTCGCAAATTGGGAATTTTTCGCCAGCGGAATAACGTTAGACGCTAACGGAATAATTGACGGCCTCCCAGGCGTTGCGGGAAGCGTTGACGTTTTCCAATACCAACCTAACCGCAACACGGGAGCGGTAACAGTAGTTCCAACCGCTAACCTCGAAAACGGAACGCTTTATTACGACCAAACGGTTGAGCTCACCTTGGGTAAACTTTCTAATGCTAAAAAGAAAGAACTCGAGCAAATGAGCAAAGCCAAACTAATCGTTTTTGTTCAATTGTACGATAATCAAATCGTTTGTGTAGGCCGTACCGATGGGGCGTTTTTAACTACGGGTTCGTATCAATCAGGAAAGGCGAAAGGTGATCTAAACGGTTACCAAATTACCGTTAATGCTCAGGAGCCAGGACAACCCGATTTCCTCGAGGAGTATTTCCCCGCGAGTGACGTTCCTTTTAGTAATTTCCCAGGAATTACGGTAGTCGATTAAAAGTTCGTTAAAGGGTTATATATCAAAACGGGGGCGGGCGTTAAACCTCGCCCCTTTTTTATAAGAAAATGAATTATTTAAATACAAATCAGGCGGGCCAAACTTTATATTTAAGTTTGAACGAGTCGCGGCAATATTTCGCGACGGCGTTTTCGCATTATTTATTTATTTTAATTCATGAAGAAAATTCAACCGTAGGTGAGGAGCTCGCCCAGGTGCCCACGATTGTAATCGAAAACCAACGAATAACCCAATTAACCGTAACGACGCTCGGGTTAACACTTCCTGGGCGTTATCGTTACTATGTTTATGGTCAAAATTCGGCCGTAAATTTGGATCCAACTAACGCGGCGGTCGTTGGCCTGTGCCGAATCGGTTGGCTCGATTTAAAAAGCTCGACGATTTATTACGACGTCCCTAATATAACCATTAACGACGATATTATTTACAATGGAAACCCATAACGTTAAACGAATAAGCCTCGCGGATTATACTGTTAGGAGCTCAGCCGAAAAAACCGACCGTTCGGGCTGGGTTAATTATGGCGTCGATAATTTATTCCCTCAATATCTTTCTGAGCTCGCCGCCACGGGAGCCGTTCACGGTTCTTTGTGTATTTCGATTGGCGATATGTTTGCGGGAAAGGGGCTCGAGGCTGGCGTTTATAACTCAAGATTGGAGGCGCTCAGCGCTTACGATGTCTTTTACGGTTGCGCCCATGATTATAAAAAATACGGCGGTTATTATATCGAGGTCATTTACTCAATTGACCGTCAAAACATCGCGAAAATTCGACATTTACCCTTTGAGGAGTGCCGAATAGCTGTTACAAATGAGGAGGAGGAAATCGTGGGGGTTTATCATTCAAACGATTGGGCCAATACGCGTAAGAAACGAAATAAGCCCGAATTTTTACCCGTATTTAATCCAACAAATAACGCCGAGGAGCCGCGCCAAATATTTTATAAGTTCGCTTATTGCGGGGCTAATATTTACCCGAGGCCCGATTATTATTCGGCTATAAATTCCATCGAATTAGCGCGCGAGATTAGTGTTTATCACGTAAATAATATCATGAACGGCCTGAGCCCTTCAATGATTGTGAGCCTATTCCAAGGCGCGCCAGCACCCGATGAACAACAACAAATTAAAAGGGATTGGGAAAGGGAATTAACAGGCGCCAGGAACGCGGGTAAGTTCATAATGACGTTTAACGAGCGCGATACGCCTAAACCTGATATTACAACGTTTCCACTTTCGGACGCTGATAAGCAATATGAGTTTTTGAGTAAGGAATCAACCTCGTTAATTATGGTCGCTCACCGCGTGGTAACTCCTTTGCTTTTCGGGATTAGAGACGTTGGCGGTGGGTTCGGTTCGAATAAAGACGAAATGGCGGTCGGCCTTCAAATTTTTACAAATCAGGTCGTGGATCCTGCCCAGCGAAAATTAGCCTCAGGACTTGAGAAAATATTGAGCTACGAAATGCCCAATATTAGTATTACGGTGATTCCAAACTCGCCATTAACTAACGCGGGCGAAATTGTGGTTAATACGCCAGCGGCTCAGGTTCCCGCCCAAGCCGCTCCCGTTATGGCTGAGGATGAAAAAAAAAAGCCCGTTTGTTGCGCGCATGAAACCAATGAACTC